TTCACAGGACCACCATCTCCGAGGTTTCAAGATAGGAATGCGCTTCAGCCTGCGCCGTCGCGGCCCCTACTGCCATCGCCAGCGCGACAAGCGCATCAATGCGGTTAACAGCCTTGCGCTTGGAAAACCAGAAATTGCCAAACGGATCGTTTTCCGTTGTGGCGCTCATCATGGCGGAAATCAGCACTGGCGATCGCCGTAGCCTTATCCGCTTTTCAAGAATAAGCTGCTCCAAGATCAGTTTACTGCCGGGCATCCATAGCCCTTGCGCGCCTTTCTTTTTGCCGCCTTGCGGGTGTTCCACAATGGGCAGCGTCACGCCAAGGCCATCAAGCTCCGGCTCAAAGTGCCGCTTGAAGCCGTAGCTGTCATAGGCCACCGCCGCGATTTCATAGAGCCCGACCAATTCCGCCAAGCGCGCGGCGACAAAATCAAAGCGCACCATTCGGCCAGGCGCGGCATTCAGAAAGCCGTCCTTTACCCAAAGATCGTAGGGCACGTTATCCCGCAACGCGCGCTCGGCAAGCGTATCGCCTGGGGTCCAAGCTTCTACCCAAGCGTCAAAGGTCGGCAAACGCGCCGTGGTGCCATCCTCGCCCGGCATATCAACGAAGCCGGTCGGGACAACAAAAGCCAGCGCGGTCAAGTCTTGCGTGGCGGAAAGGTCAAGCCCGCAGAAAACCCGCTCGCCGGTATGCTCTGTTTCAGGCTCAAACTCACTCAGAACCGCTTCAAGCGCGGGGCGAGACATCCAGGCGGTGTCGCTTTCCGTCCATTGGCAGAAATGCAACCGCAAGATGTTGTTCAACTTGCCAGGTATCGCCTTTGCCTGACGCACCACCCCGGCGAGGTAGTCCGGTTGCACCGTTACGCCTAGCAGCGGGTTAGCCTTCACCCAACAGCCTGGATCCTCCAGCGGGTCATCGTCGGGATCAAGGCCACACACGAAAGAGAAGGCTTCATCGTCCAGCACTTCCCCGACGAAGGTGAACGCCTCGTCCGGCTCGCGCGTCCCGGCTGCGACCCGGACCGCGTGTTGATGCTCTTGCCAGCAAACCGATTGCCGATCGGAGCCGGAATTGGTCGCCATAATCAGCAACGGTTGCCGGCGCCACTTGAACCCGCGTTCCAGCATCTCAATCATGGTGCCGTTGCGGTGCTCATGCACCTCATCGCAAAGCGCGCAACTCGGACGCGGGCCAGATTGCCCGTCATCGCTGCTTATCGGACGGAAAAAACTGCCCGTCTTAAGGTCCGCCAAACTCCACACCGGGTTGCCGCCGCTTGGCGTCAGCCTGCCCGATAGCGCCGGGCTTTGCTGAAACATCGCCACCGCGTCCCGGAAAAGAACCATAGCCTGGTCCTTTTTGGACGCCGCAGCATAAACCTCGGCCCGGTCCTCGCCGTCTGCCAAAAGGCACCACATGCCGATCCCGGCCATAAGGGGGCTTTTCCCGTTACCCTTGGCAATCTCGATATAGGCTCGCCGAAAGCGCCTTGTGCCGTCCGCACGCTTCCAGCCGAATAGGCTTCCCACGATGAATTTCTGCGACGGATGAAGCGTGAACGGCTCGCCTTCAAACTGGCCACCATTCAGCCTTAGAACGTCCTTAAAAAACCCAATCGCCTTATTGGCGGCGATTACATCCCACGTCAGCCCGCGCGCCTTGGCGCCCTTTAGGTCCGCCAAGTGCCGCTTGGCAGCATTGCGCGTATGAGGCCCCGCAATAACGCGGGAATCTACCACATCACGCGCCCAGGCGGTTGTGGCGTCTTCCGGGGCGTCAGAAGTAGGCGGCGGCGGGGTCTTGATCCCCTTCGCTGGGCGGCGTGGCGTTAATGCGGCTCCTGGCACTTGGCGTCATCCCAAATTCTGCGGCAAAGCGCACCATATCAGTCGCGGCCTTGTTCGCCGTGCCGACAAGCGGGTTCTGAATCGCATTCCCGTTCGTGGTCTTGATCATCAAGCCGCCGGTCAACTGATCCCGCTTGGCCATTTCAGCAATCGCGCGCTCGGCTTGCACCCAGCGCGCATAAGCCTGGCAATAGGCGGCAAGCGCGGCCCGATCCACACCGGACAACAGGCCGATCTTGTAAAGTTCCTCAGACACCCGGCCCCATTCCACCTTGGCCTCGTCCGCCAAGTGCGGCGGTGGGGAAGGCAGCGCAGCAATCGCCTTAGCCTCTGCGGTTGGCAGTGCACGCTTGCCAGGGTTGCCGGTGACTAGCTTTAGGTGCGTCGGCTTGGGCTTGCGTCCGGCTGTCATGCTGCCTTCTTGCCGATGCGCTCAGCCTCAAGTTCTGCATAGGTGCGGCCATCGCTTTCTAATGTGGCGAATTGACCGCTAAAATTCTGCCAGCGCTTCACTGCAACGTCCGAATATTCCGCGGCCAACTCCATGCCAAAGCACGAGCGCCCATTTTTCTGCGCGCTGATTAGCTGCGTTCCGCTACCACAGAAGGGCTCAAACACAATGTCGTCGGGATCAGAGAACGCTGTCAGCATCTCGGACACGAGATCCACGGGGAAAGGCGCGGGGTGATCCAGACCCTTGCCGACTTTACCGACTTGCCGCGTGATGCGGATCACGCTGTCGGGGATCTTGTTCGGCTGCGCGCTTGCTTCGGGGCTAGAGAATGCTTTAGGCACTCCATCCTTGCCACGCATCGTGGACTTAGAAGCGCGGACGCCGATGTTATTCGGGTCCTTTGCCTTCGTCTTTCGCGCACGCTCAGCCACGCGGTTGAAGTGAAACACCCACTCGTGCGACGGCGCCAGCCTACCGTTCCAGTCATCCGGCAACCCGAAGCCCTGGTCCCACACATACCATCCAAACCGCCGCCATCCAGCCGCGCGCATCCACTCGATCCAGCCGTCCCAATACGGGAGCCATTCGCCATCCCTGTGGATCAAGCCAAGGTTGACCAAAACCTGCGCATCATGTTTGAGCGGCAACAAAGAAAAGACGCCTTGCATGAGCGCGTCCCAATCCGAGATGCCGCCGGACTTGTAATCCCGCTGCTGCCCGTAAGGCGGCGACGTGAAGCACAAATCTGCTTCCTGGCCCGCCATAAGTTGCGCGATGTGCTGCGGGTTGGTGCTGTCCCCACACATGAGGCGATGACGGCCCATAATCCACACGTCACCGGGACGCGTGACCGGGTCGGGAGCAGGCTCAGGAACAAGATCGGACTCGCCCCCGTTTTCGTCCAGGGGATCAATTATCAGCGTTGCCAGCTCATCAGCCGAGAAGCCCGTCAACCCGGCGTCAAAACCTAGGTCGGCCAGCCCCTTCAATTCCTCGGCCAGCATGGCGGTATCCCACCCGGCGTTCAGCGCCAGCTTGTTATCCGCCAGCACATAGGCCCGGCGCTGCGCCTCAGACCAGCCCGCTGCAACCATAACCGGCACTTCTGCCAGGCCAAGCTTGCGGGCCGCCATGACGCGTCCATGGCCAGCAATAATGCCGCCAACCTCATCCACCAGCACCGGCACGGTCCAGCCCCATTCGCGGATCGAGGCGGCAATCTGCGCCACCTGTTCCTCGGAATGCGTGCGGGCGTTCCTGGCGTAAGGGATCAGCGCATCAATCGGGCGCCGCTCTACCTTGTCTGCCGGCCATTCAACAGTCATTCGACCCCCGGTCGTCATTTCGCGGCGCTGTGCGCGGAGGCCCCCATATTCGGTGTCCGCCCCCAGGCCAGAGATTGCACCCCCCCCTACCCCCTAACCGCGCCCGAAGCGTGGCCGCTGAGCAGGCTTGGCCGGCTGGGCGGGTATCGGCCACCCGTCAGCATCGCACCCGGCTACACGGCCCTGAAACAGGCGCGGGCGCATGTTGTGATGGTGCTGGCAAAGGCTCCGCAAGTTGGGCAGCGCATCGGCCCCACCTGCGTCGCGTTGCTTGATGTGATCCACCACTGAGGCGCGGGCGTCGCACCCGGCTATGACGCATTGAAAACCATCGCGGCGTAGTGCTGCGAGGCGTAGCGCCTTCCATTGCTGTGTCTGATAGTAGGGGTTTGGCATTTAGTTTCCGGTCCCGACCATCACGGATGAAGCCTGAGCCCTTGGCCCGTGTTAACGCTTTCGCGCTGGTCGAGGCGATACGCCAGCCGGGTCCGGCGCAGGAGACAGCCTCGGGCATAAAAAAGCCTAGCTGCCTTTCGGCGCTAGGCGCAACTGTAATCAATAAACTGCGCTTACAAGCCCTAGGCGGGCTTGTCAAGCGTTTTTTTGGCTAGTCAGGCATGGCAAAAATGCGTGGGGGTCATGCCATTAACGCCGCCAGCAATTCGTCATCACTCATTTCAGGAAGATCATCAACCTTTGCAAGAAAAGCCATTTCGCCGGCAATTTCGCGCTCTATTTGAGCGACCCATACTGCGCGCAGATTGCGCTCATAAGACGTTTTTGCCGTAGCAAGCCTTGCCCGTTCATTGGAAAGGCGAAGGTTAAGGGCTTCCAAGTGTGTCATCGGGCTATCTCCTCGTTTGCCGGGCTTGATTGCCTCGGTAAGATTGTTATACGCAAAACGCGCATGAGATGCAAGAGAAAAATTGCGCGTCTTGCGTTTTTTTATTCGCGATGCTTCCGTCTTGGCGCCGGCGTAGCCTCGGCATGATCCGCCCTTACCACAAGCCAATCTGCGACCTGGTCCGGTATCGGCAAAGCCCCGCGCGCCCATTGGCGGACCGTTCCCTCGGCATAGCCAAGCTGCCGGGCTAGGCCCCGCTGGGTCCAATCCAGCAGGGTCAGGCATTGGCGGAAATGGGTGGGGGTCATGCGCAAATAGACACAAGCGCGCGGATTGTAGCATTTTCTTCGCGCTGGCGAGCTTCTTTGGCGTTCCAAATAGAATTGGGATGAAAAAACGCTTCAGGCTTGCGGCCATCTTGAGGCAAATGCCCAAGCCTGCCATCCTTTACACCCGCCATAAGCGCGGCGCGAATTTTGAGCGGCATCCGCGCCTTTATAAGGCGAACGCCCTCCATTCGCACGAGTGCAACGTTTGCATCTGCTACTGACATGCCGCTGTCCACCATGCCGCGAGCATATTGAAGTGCCATTTGCTGATTCATCGGGCTATCTCCTCGTTTACCTGGCTTGATTGCCTCGGTGAAAATCCTTATACGCATATCGCGCATGGGATGAAAGAAAAAAACGCATCGCGCGCATTTTTTTCACATCCCCCAAAACTCAGCCAAACGCCGCAACCCCACCCGCACTGCCTCAGGATGCTCCGGCGTCAAGTTCCAACATATCGCCAGCTTGACGGACGATCGGTGCAGATCAAGCACTTCATCCGCCGCGCGCAACTGCGCCAGCAACCAGACAAGCCTATCCCCCGGCCCGGTATAGCCGCCGCCGCCTATGCCGGCGCCTCGCGGCTTACCCTCGGACAATAGCGCCGCCTCCTCTGACCATAGGCTGTATCGGTCCGCCGCCTCGTGTTGGGCATCGGTCAGGCGACCCTCGCTCCATTCGGCGTGATACCAGACCCGCACCCGCGCGCCTTTGACCGTTCGGCTGGGCTGGTCAGGATCGGCCCGAAAACCGACTGCCACGTCGCCCCGCGCCACCCGGACGGATGGCCCGAGGTCAATTTCCGTTTCCTTGGCCCGGTTTTGCTTAGTCTTTGGCATGATTCTTGCTTCCTTTGGCTGGTTGGGGTTGGTAATGCAGAAACCTACAGAAACCTACAGAAACCTATATATCTAATATATTGATATATATATATTTTTTAGTTATTGTAGTTATTGTAGTTTTTGCATAGGTGGGGGTATTACGCGCGCGACCCCTACCCCCCATCCCCGCGCGCGAGACTCGATGCAAAAAGCAACAACTAACCTTTTCAAAGAGTTAGCTTTGCAGAAACCTACAGAAACCTCAGAAACCCCCCTCATGTCGCCGCCGCGATAGAATAGCGCACGGTTGGCCTGCCGCCTGCCGCCGTGGGGTTCACTTCCAGCGTCACGATAGCTTTTTCGGTCAGAAGCGCCTTGATCACTTCGCGCCGGTCCTTCTCGGGCAGCTTAAAGCCGCGCCGCATCATCTCGCTTTCCGTCACCGGCCCATGCTTCCGAATAATCTCCCGCGCGAGGTTCATCTTGCGCTCGAAGTCGTTGTCCGCCACATGCCGCCCGGCCTCCTGGCAAAGCGTATCCATGCAGTGTTGCGCCACCGCGCGCCCCCAGGCCACGTCGCCCTCGTCTATCACTGGCGCCGCCGGGTTCCGGCTGACGCCCCGGATCAGCGCCAGCTTCATCGCGTTTTCCGTCAGCCGCGCTGCTATCGCGGTCACATACGTCCCGGAGGCTTCGCGCTGCTGTTCAAGCTGCGCCCGCCGCAACGCCTGGCGCATGGCCGTCGCCCCGGCTGTCTCTGGCACGCGGTAAGGGCTTGGCGTGATGGCCGCACTCATCAGGCCGCCCAAATTGCCCCCGCCTTCCACGCCCGCCGCAATCGCCTGGAGCGCATCTATAAGGCTATCAGGCGGGGGGCCCATCGCCGCCTCCCTCTCATCGGGGTAGCTCTCTGGAGAAACGAAAATCAGCATGCGGGCCATCAGGCCATCATGAAGGCTGCCACCGGCTACGGCCGCCCAAAACTGCGCTGGCGTTGTGGTGCCGTAAAGGCAGGCATGGGGCGAGTGAATATCCTCCCGGGGCTTCCCCTGCCGGCTCTGGTCCGCATATTCCGTCCCCGACCATGGGACGTTGGCGCTAGAATAGAGTTCCTTGAGATAGGCGGCGATCTGCTTTTTGTGGCTTGCCGCCTTGTCGCCAAGCACGTCCCGGAGCCAATCCCCGAATTCGTCAATCTGGAATAGCGTAGCCGGGTGCCGCACCAAAGCCGTCCTGAGTGCCGCGCCGCTGGCCA